GCTCAAAGCTATCATGGCTGAGTATGCCCCCGCAGAGTACGCGTACATCCCGTCCAGAGGTGAAGTGAGTGCCAAGCGGGCTGACTACCTGATGGTGGACGTGATACCTGTCAGTGATCCTAACAACTCGACTATGGCTCAACGGGTCGTACAGTACCAAACAGTGCTACAGATGTCAGCGCAGGCTCCACAGATATACGACCTGCCTCAGTTGCACCGTCAGATGATAGAAGTATTGGGCGTGAAGAACGCCGACAAACTCGTCCCGACTAAGGACGACGCAAAACCAACCGATCCGATAAGCGAGAACATGGATGCCTTGATTGGCAAACCGATAAAAGCGTTCATCTATCAGGATCAGGAAGCGCACATTGGTGCGCACATGTCGTTTATGCAAGACCCCATGATGGCTCAGATGATCGGGCAAAACCCGAAGGCCAAACAGATTATGGCTTCGCTACAAGCGCACATCGCAGAACACCTCGGGTTCTCTTATCGCCAGAAGATAGAAGAGAAACTAGGCGTACCGCTACCCGCTCCGAACGAAGAGATGTCAGAAGACATGGAAGTACAACTGTCACGTCTGGTTGCAGATGCAGGCAAGCAGCTACAGCAAGGTAATCAGCAGCAAGCAGCGCAGAAGAAAGCTCAAGAGCAGCAAAAAGACCCGATCATGCAGATGAAGCAAGCTGAATTGCAGATCAAACAAGCTGAAGAGCAACGCAAGACAGCCAACGATCAAGCAGATCAGCAGATTAAACAGGCCGAAATACAGCTAAAAGCACAGAAAGTTAAAGTGGATAGCAAGATTGCTGCAGAACGCCTCAAGCTAGATGAGAAAGAACTCATGCTCAGTGCTGAGAAGGACGGGTTAAAGATGGCAGGGGACAGACGTGCATCCAATGCTAAACTAGATTTAGAAACTAAGCGCGTGGTACAGCAATCCCGTAAACCGGAGGGTAACCAGTAAACATGGCTAAAACCGTCTTTGACGTGCTTAAAGAAAAGATCGAGGCTGATAAATCCTCTGCACTGGAATTTCTTGGAAACGGAGGAGCAAAAGACTTCGCCCAATACAAGGAAGTTGTTGGCTTAATTCGGGGTCTCGAAGCCAGCAAAAACCACATGGAAGACCTTGCGAAGAACTATATGGAAAACGATGATGACTGAACAAGCAGTTAAAATTAGCGATGCCGACTCAGAGATGATGACTCCAAACCGGAAAGCGCAACTAAAACGGGAAGCTGAACAAGCGCAACTAAAACGGGAAGCTGAACTTAGCGATGCCGACTTAGAACTACAACTGCCTAGACCCGTGGGTTACCGCGTGTTAGTAGCACTACCACAGCCCGAAGAAACCGTTTCAGGGACATCTATCCTAAAGACGGAGACAGCCAAAACTCAAGACCACATCATGTCTATTATAGGACTTGTCGTGGATATGGGTGACCAAGCGTATTCTGATGAGGAGCGTTTTCCCACAGGAGCATGGTGTAAGGAAGGCGATTACGTGATGTTCCGTATGAACTCAGGAACGCGCTTTACTATTGGCGGCATTGAATATCGGCTTATGAACGATGACTCTATTGAGGCTATCGTGACCGATCCAACAGGCATTCGGAGGGCATAGACATGGCATTTCAAAAAGTAGAATTTGAGTTCCCTGAAGCAGAGGACGACAAATTAGAAATAGAGGATTCCGGTGCAGTTGAAGTCGATATTTCGGGTAAAAAAACTAAAGAGGATTTCGCAGAACCTGCGGCTGAGTCGAAAGATGATAGTCGTGAGGTTGAGGTGGAGGTTGTTGATGATACGCCTAAAGCTGACCGAAATCGTAAAGCGTCTGAACCTCCAGAGGACGTCACAGATGACGAACTTGAGGATTACTCTGATAAGGTTCGTAAGCGTATCCAACATTTTAGTAAGGGATACCATGACGAGCGTAGGGCTAAAGAAGAAGCTCACCGCCAGAGCCAAGAGCTTGAACGCGTTACTCAGCAGCTTATGGAAGAGAACAAAAAGCTAAAAGGTAACGTCAATAAGAACCAAGCTGCTTTACTCGACCAAGCAAAGAAAAACGCTTCGATTGAATCCGAGAATGCTAAACGTGCGTACAAAGAAGCGTACGAATCTGGTGACTCAGATGCAGTGTTGGATGCACAAGATAAGCTAACCAATGCTAAGTTAAAGTCCGAAAGACTAGCAAACTTCAAACTACCACCTTTACAGGAAACAGAAACACCTGTACCAAAGGAAGTAGAACAACTCGCTCCAGCAGTAAAAGTCGATGAGCGAGCCGCAGATTGGCAGAAAACTAATTCGTGGTTCGGTGACGATGATGAGATGACAAGTTTAGCGCTGGGGTTGCATAATAAACTTGTCAAACAGGGCGTAAGTCCGCAAAGCGATGAATACTACGAGTCCATTGATACTCGTATGCGTCAAGTATTCCCCGATAATTTCGAGGATGCTGAACCGAAGCGAAAGAAGACACAGGTGGTAGCCCCCGCAACGCGGAGTACAGCACCACGGAAAGTGACGTTGACACGCACTCAGGTACAAATCGCTAAGAGGTTGGGTTTGACACCCGAACAATACGCCAAACAGGTTGCAATAGACATGAGGAAAGCAAATGGCTGAAAATCGCATAGACCGCGAATTAGACAAACGTGAAAAAACTGTACGTAAGAAGGCTTGGACGCGCCCGGAGACTTTACCCTCTCCAATTCCCCAAGACGGTTACGGCTTCCGGTGGATTCGTGTTAGTAATCAAGGCCAGATAGACGCTACCAATGTCTCATCTAAATTACGTGAAGGTTGGGAGCCTGTAAGGGCAGCAGATCACCCCGAGATTGCTATGGTTACAGTGGAACAAGAGCGTTTTGCTGACAACGTAGTGATAGGTGGCTTGATGCTTTGTAAAGCTCCACTGGAGATGGTTGAAGAACGTACTGACCATTTTCAGAAACAGACGGACAGTCAAATGAACTCTGTTGACAACAACCTAATGCGTGAAAATGACCCTCGTATGCCGTTGTTTAATGATCGTAAGACCAAAGTAACCTTCGGCAAAGGAACTTAACTTTTTAGGAGCTTAAAATGGCTTATCCTACTATCTCGGCCCCCTATGGGCTAAAGCCTGTTGGCTTAGTCGGCGGGCATAATTATGTGGGTTCTACCCGCAAAATACCTATTGCTTCCAACTATGGAACAGGAATCTTCTACGGAGATGTTGTACAGTACACAAGTGACGGTACTATCATTATCTCCACATTGCAGAACAATACTTCAGCAGTTGCTGGCGTTATTGGTGTTTTTCTTGGATGTAGTTTTACTGACCCAAACTCGGGTCAAGTAGTATTCAGGCAAAATTACCCTGCAAGCACTGTAGCATCTGATATTGAAGCTATCGTTGTGGATGATCCCAACGTAATCTTTAAAGTTGTGAACGTTACGAACACAACTGCTAACGGCGCAACAACTGGACTCGCGCCTTTGGCGAAGTCTCGTGCCACTACAATCTCTTGTAACGCGGAGTTGGTGCTTAACACAGGACTGACTGCTACAGGTAATGGCCGTATGGGCGTGTTTATTAACAACGTCACATCTGTCTTACCATTCACTGTAATCGACGTAGTGCCAGACACGGTTGATAGTTCAGGCAATTTCACAGAGTTTCTCGTGAAGTTTACTGCTGGCTATCATCGCTATGACCACACCGTCGGCGTTTAAGGAGATTAACTAATGGCTATTTCACGCGCACAGCTACTTAAAGAGCTGCTCCCGGGTCTGAACGCATTGTTCGGCTTGGAATATGCAAAATACGGTGAAGAACATACCGAGATTTTTGAAACAGAATCCTCAGATAGAAGTTTTGAGGAAGAAGTTAAATTATCAGGTTTCTCAGCGGCACCTGTCAAGAACGAAGGCTCTGCCATCGAATATGACAATGCTCAAGAGGCGTTCACCGCACGCTACACACACGAAACAGTGGCAATGGGTTTCTCTATTACTGAGGAAGCTATTGAGGATAACCTGTATGACTCATTGTCATCTCGTTATACTAAAGCACTGGCTCGTGCCATGGCGTACACTAAGCAAGTTAAGGCGGCTACAATTCTAAACAACGCCTTCTCTAGCGGCACCACTTACGGCGACGGCGTTGAGCTTTGCTCTACTGCTCACCCGCTGATTTCTGGTGGGTCAAACTCTAACGAACCAACAGTAGCTGCAGACTTGAATGAAACTTCCCTTGAGGCGGCTATCATTCAGATTGCAGGTTGGACTGACGAGCGCGGCCTGTTGATCGCTGCAAAACCTAAGAAACTTGTGATTCCACCGAACCTGCAATTCGTTGCAACTCGTTTGTTGGAAACAGAAGGTCGCGTAGGCACTGCAGACAACGATCTTAACGCCATCCGCAACAACGGCTCTGTTCCGGGCGGTTATACTGTCAATCACTATCTGACAGACACTGACGCTTGGTTCTTGATGACTGACGTTCCAAATGGTCTGAAGCACTTCACACGTAGCCCAATGGCTACTTCGATGGACGCTGACTTTGATACTGGCAACAGCCGCTACAAAGCTCGTGAGCGTTATTCGTTTGGTGTATCCGATCCTCTTGGAATCTTTGGGTCACCCGGAGCGTAAACAATTACTTTGCTGGGCTAGGATTCGCACTGCAAAGGCAAAGTTTGTTGAGATGGGGGCTACTGCGGTAGCCCCTTTCTTTTTGTTTTGTTTTGTGTATAGTATGCACATTCCCTGACAGTCGCATAATGTGACTGACACTCGCCACGACAGGAGATCATCATGGCTAATACAACTTTTAACGGTGCCGTTCGCTCAAAAAACGGTTTTGAAGACATCACTGTTTCCGCAACAGGCGCTGAAACAACCAATTCCACATACGGTACAAACGCCTCTGTAGGCGGAACTCTGGGTGTAACTGGCGTAACCGATTTAGCGGGTAACGCAGGTCCAGCAGCCGGTACAGGCATTACAACAGGTACAGGCACAATCTTTGCTTCTACAGTCACGCACGCAGGTGGTCTGTGGCACACCAGCATTTTGATCGACCTTACAGGCTTGGCAAGTTCAGGTTCTGGCGACATCATTGGTAAAGCAGCAACTGCAAACTCTAACATTGGTACAACCACTGTAGCTCTTAACGGAACTATTCTTGGTGGTAAGCTGACTTGTATGGAATCTCCAGCAGGCGGTGATCCAGATATTGATCTGTGGTATGCTGACGAGTCAACTGGCGCTGAAGATGCGGCTATTACTTCTTTGTCTAACCAAGTTCAGATGTTGAACAGTGGCGACTTAGCAGCGGGTTCTGTACTGGGTATTCCTGTACCGCCAGCGGCTAGTAAGTTTATGTATCTGGTTACAGGCGCTGCAACTAATGCAAACTACACCGCTGGTAAGATTCTTATCGAGTTCTTCGGTTACGATGCTTAATCAATCTGGTGGGGTGAAAGCCCCACCGCTACATATAGGAGATTGACATGAGTCATTCAGCACAATCTGACGTCACCCCCGTATTTATTAGTGACGAAAATGCAGCCGATCCAGATCGGTTGGTCACAGCGGCTAGGCCAAATACATCAGCTACAATGGCAGCGACTACCTTCTTAGGTGGTGGTGCTAGAAATGTGACCGTTACGACGGCTGGTACTGGCGATAACAATAAAACTTGTACCATCACAGGCACAGATGTTTTTGGTGATGCTATTACTGAAGTAATAACTTCAACCGGGTCTGCCGAAGCAGTAGCAGGCGCTAAGTTATTTGTCACAGTTAGTGCAGTAGAATGTTCTGCCCAATACGCTGCGAACATTACAGTAGGCTCTGGCTCACTGTGTGCCAGTGCAGTGGCTGGTGGTGGTCGTACAAGGCTGAAAGGCTATTCCATTGTATCGGCAGGCACAGCAGGGCTGGTTGATTTCTTTAATGGTACGCCAGATAGTGGTACTATTATATTCAAAGCACAAACAATCGGCACAGACAACTTAACTCTGGACAATACTATTCCAGATGAGGGCATGTTGTTTAAGGCTGGCTTATCTGTAAAATATACCGTTGCCACAGTCGTGCTAATGAATGTGTTCTTCGCGTAGGGGAAATAAATGGCACTCTCAGGCACAGTAGCTTTTAAACCAGATGTCGAGGAAATAATTGCTGAAGCATTTGAGCGTTGTGGAATTGATCCCCAAACGCAAACAGGTGACAGGGCCGTGTCAGCACGGCGCAGCCTAAACCTTCTCTTCTCTGAGTGGGCCAATCGGGGTATCAATTACTGGACGCTAGAGCAAAAAACTTTGACCTTAGTTAAGGATCAAACAACGCCCTACACCCTAGACTTAGGTACGATTGACATTCTGGACGCTGTCGTTCGCGATAGCTCTGGGACAGATACGTCCGATCAAATCATTAATCGTGTGTCGATCTCTGACTACAATCAACTGCCAAATAAAACGTCGAGCGGCAAGCCAAGCCAATACATGCTGGACAAGCAAATTACGCCGATCCTGTACATCTGGCAAATACCAGACAGGACAACATACAGTCTTGTGTACTGGGCAATAACCCAACTTCAAGACATTACAGCATCAGATCAAAACGCCGACATTCCATATCGATGGAACGAATGCATCTGCGCTGGGCTGGCAAGCAAGCTGTCACTAAAATACGCGACAGATAAGTTTTCAATACTAAACGAAATGTATGAGAGGTCGTTTGATTTCGCAGCGGCTTCTGACAATGATGGTGTGTCTCTGAGGGTTCAGCCCACTGCGCTGAATTTATATTAATGGCAAAGTACGCAAGAGGAAAAAAATCTCAGGCGATAAGCGACATAAGTGGCCTTCGGGTTCCCTATACCCAACTCAAAACCACATGGGATGGCCTGCGCGTATCTCCAGAAGATTAT